AAATAGTTGTCAATGCCTCACCATTTTATTATGGTGCATTATTGGCAGCTTATCAACCTTTAAGTTTATTCAATCCAGCACCCATTGCCGCTACTACCGGTGAGGAGGAAATGGTTCTCTATTCCCAACGACCTCATATTGATATCTACCCACAAAATTGCCAGGGGGGTGAATTGACGCTACCTTTTGTTTATCATAGGGAGTGGTTGAATATAACCTCTCGAGCAAATTTGCAGGATATGGGTACATTGACATTTAAATCATATACAGCGTTGCTAAATGCAAATGGTGTAGCTGGTACAGATGTCGAGGTTGTAGTTTTTGCATGGGGAGAAGATGTTCGACTTTCAGGGCCAACTGTTAAAGACTCATTGCAGTCTAAAAGAGTTAAAGATGAATATGATGGTGATGGTGTTATTTCAAAACCAGCATCAGCAATCTCCAAAGCAGCGGGTTCACTTGCTGATCTTCCAATAATAGGACCATTCATGACAGCCACTTCGGCTGTTAGTGGAACTATTGGGAGTATAGCACATGTACTGGGTTTTACCAATCCCCCTGTCTTGGATGATGTTCATGCTTTTAAAAGTACATCTTTTCCTGCTTTGGCCACAACTGATATTGGGGTGCCTTATGAGAAGCTCACTTTGGATGCAAAGAATGAACTTTCAATAGATCCCAAAATTTGCGGAGCTGACTTAGGTGATGAACTTTTGGTAAAGAATTTTGCCCAGCGTGAATCATTTTTACGTTCTGTGACGTGGTCCACTACGTCTGTGCGTACTGTTCCACTATTTGCAATGCGAGTGACTCCTGATCTAGCCCGTTTAATTAACGTACCTGGGCAGAGGATAATGTATAGGACGCCAATGGCCCATTTAGCTGCTTTATTTCAGTATTGGAGAGGTGATATTAAAATACGTATCAAGGTGATTTGTACAGCTTATCACAAAGGTCGTTTGCGTATTTCATTTGATCCAATTGGAGATATAGATACCAATTTGGCAGCAGATTCTATGGCAAAATGTTATACTCATGTCATGGATATAGCAGATCAGACTGATTGTACGTTCAACATACCATATGTTCAAGATTTGGCCTACTTAAAGGTGAGTAGTGGAGTTTCAGGTACTTACAACAATGCTGCTGGTACTTTAACACCCACAACAAATGAAGGTTCTACTAATGGGTGTTTAACAATATCCCCATTGACAGTGTTGACTTCCCCTGTTACGCCTTCAT